ATTCAAAAACTGGAAACACAATCATTGGTGGTCATCAAAGGTTTAAGATATTGCAAGAGATGGAAACAGACAACATTCCTTGTGTGGTTCTTGATTTAAGCAAAGAGAAAGAAATGGAATTGAATATCCGATTGAACAAGTCTGGTGGTGAATTTGATATGGATTTACTTGCAAATTTCTTTGATGTGGATTCATTGGTTGACTGGGGTTTCAAACACATTGATCTTGACATTAATATTGATAAAATTGGAGGGAACATTGAAGATGACCAGATACCAGAAATTAAAGAAAGCAGAGTAAAACTTGGAGATGTTTGGCAATTAGGAAAGCACAGATTAATGTGTGGAGATAGCACAAAAGAAAGTGATGTTGAAAAACTAATGAATGGAGAAAAGGCAGAATTATTACACGCAGATCCCCCTTATGGAATGGGCAAAGAAAAAGATGGTGTATTAAATGACAATTTATATAAGGAAAAATTAGACACTTTTCAACTAGAATGGTTTAAAACTTTTAGACCTTATTTAGATGATAATGGCTCTTGCTATATTTGGGGCAATGCTGAGGACTTGTGGAGATTATGGTTTACACTTTTAAAAAACACAGAAAGGTTATCATATAGAAATGTGATAGTGTGGGATAAACAGCACGAAGGAAACCCAACATTAAGGGTTTGCGGTGCAACTTTTGATCAAGATAGAAGTTTTACACAATCAGAAAGATGTTTGTTTTTTATGATAGGTGAACAAGAATTTAATAATAATGCAGATAATTATTGGCAAGGGTGGGACTTTATGCTTAATTATTTAAAAGAAGAAAAAAATAAATCTAAATTAACAATTAAAGAATTAAAAAAAATTGCAGGACATAGTGAAAACAGTGGTTGTCATTGGTTTGATAAATCACAATGGCAAATGCCCACAAAAGAAGTATATAATTCTTGGAAATTTTATTGCAAAGAAAATAATATAGATGCTTTTAAAAAAGACTACCAAGAATTAAAAAAAGCATTTTACAATACAAAAGCATATTTTAACAATACGCACGATAATATGACTGATGTCTGGAATTATAAAAGAGTAACAGGAAATGAAAGACACAACCATGCTACACCAAAACCAGTAGAAATGATGGAACGAATAATTAAAACAAGTAGCAAGAAAAAAGTAATGGAGCCATTTTTAGGTAGTGGTTCAACATTAATAGCTTGTGAAAAAACTAATAGAGTATGTTATGGAATGGAATTAAATACAAAGTATTGTGATGTAATTATAGAAAGATGGGAACAGTTTACAGGACAAAAAGCAACTAAATTATGATTAAAAAATTTATATGATAAAATTAAATAATATATATAATGAAGATTGTTTAAAAACAATGTCAAAAATACCAGATAATTATATTGATTTAATCGTTACAAGTCCACCATACAATAAGGGTTATTGGTCAAGTAATAGAAATATTAATAATGGATTTAAAACTAAATCAAGGAGAATTGAATACGATACATTTATTGATTGTTTAGAACCTATTGATTATATTAATAATCAAAAAAAAATTATAAAAGAATGTTTAAGAATTTTAAAACCTACAGGTTCATTGTTTTACAACCATCAACCAATACAAAAATTGCACCAAGAAATAAACCCATTATATATATATGACTTTCCAGTGAAACAGACTATAGTTTGGAACAGAAAAAACACACCTAAATTAGATAAAAGTTATTTTTTTCCAATTATAGAGTATATATATTGGATTCAAAAAACAAATAAAAGCAGAGTTAAATTTGATAGAAAAAAAGCAATATTCAATAAGTGTATTTGGGAAATTCCTCCTGATAGAAAAAATAAATTTTCAGCACCCTTTCCAATTGAAATTCCTTTAAATTGCATATTATCTTGCACAAACGAAAATGATATTATTTTTGATCCATATATGGGATCGGGCACAACTGCATTTGCGTGTATAAAGACTAATAGAAACTATATAGGTTCAGAAATAAGCCAAAAATTCTGTGAATTAATAAATAATAAAATAAAAAAATCGGTATAAAAACGGAACAAAATGAAACTATACAACGGAAATTGTTTGAAGATAATGAAATTGATACCAGACAAAAGTATTGATGCAATTATTACAGACCCCCCATACGGAACAACCGCTTGTAAATGGGACAGCGTAATTGACTTTGATTTAATGTGGGAACAATTAAACAGAATAATAAAAGATAATGGAGCAATAGTTTTATTTGGTAGTGAGCCTTTTAGTAGTGCTTTACGAATGAGCAATATTAAAATGTTTAAGTATGATTGGATATGGGATAAGACAAGAGGGTATAATTTTGCTCAAGCCAATTACGCTCCAATGAAATCACACGAAATTATTTCTATATTTTCAACGGGTGGAATTACTAATAATAAAAGAGGTTCTGTTCCTTATTATCCCATTAAAACTGATACTCATATTAAACACAAAAGCGGAACACCTACTAAATCTGAAAACTTAAACAGTTGGAATTCCAAAGCATTAAATAAAGAGCATAAAGGATTTTATCCCAAGTCTATCCAAGTATTTAAAAAAGATAGTAAAAACACTCACCCTACACAAAAACCTGTTAAATTAATGGAGTATCTTATTAAAACCTACACAAATGAAAATGAAATAGTCTTAGACTTTACAATGGGTAGTGGAACGACGGGTGTTGCTTGTTGCAATACTAATAGAAATTTCATAGGTATTGAATTAGATAAAGACTATTTTAAAATAGCAGAACAAAGAATAAAGAATTTATTATGAATAAATTTCCAAACAAATCAACACAATTTAGTTCAACTAATCAACCAGAAAAAAGAGGTAGACCAAAAGGAGTGCGAAATGTTGCAACAGTATTGAAAGAACTATTGTCAACACAAGACACAAACATGGGTGGAATTGGTGATTTTGGTTCACCACTTGCAAAAATGTTGATAAAAATTGCGTTCAGTAATGATTCAAACAACAATGACAAACTCAAAGCAATCAAAGAGATACTTGACCGAATTGATGGATTGCCAGAACAGAATGTCAATGTGAGTGCAAATGCACCATCATGGCTCAATGAAGAAAACAATGAACAAGATTATGATGATATAATTGAAGATGAAACAAGCGAAACCATACTATGATGTAAAAAATTCAACCAAGCGCATTTGCATATTGCAAGGTGGAACAAGGTCTGGAAAGACTTATTCCATATTACTTGCATTGATTGAGTTTGCATATAAAAACAAAGGCAAAGGTTTATATATAACCATTGCAAGACAAACATTTCCAAGTTTGAGGTCAACATCTATGCGTGATTTCTTTGAAATACTCAAAACAGAAAACTTGTATGATGAAAAATATCACAACAAAACTAATCATTTATATCATTTATTTGGAAATAATTTTGAATTCTTGAGTGTTGATGACAGTATGAAAATCAGAGGTAGAAAAAGAAGTGTTCTGTTTCTTAATGAGTGCAATGAATTTGACCTTGAATCATTCATTCAAATGAGTTTGAGAACCACATTCAAAATCATCATTGACTTTAATCCATCAGAAGAATATCATTGGCTATATACACACCTAATTGATGCAGACAGAGATGATGTGGACTTTCATATTTCAACATATAAAGACAACCCATTCCTTGAACAATCCACAATTGATGAAATTGAAAGGTTGAAAGATATTGATGAAAATATGTTCAGAGTGTTTGCACAAGGTCAAAGGGGCATATCAACAGAAACCATCTTTCCAAAATTCAACATCATTGATGAAATACCAGAAAACGCAAAAGAGATTGCGTGTGGTCTTGATTGGGGTTTTACTGCAGACCCAACATCTCTGTGCAGAGTTTACAAGCATGATATGGATATATACATTGATGAACTTATATATAAAAGGGGGTTGACAAATCAAGACATTGCAATCAGAATCAAAGAACTTGGAATCACAAAAACAACAGAAATATTTGCAGATAGTAGTGAACCAAAGTCAATTCATGAAATCTTTCTAATGGGTGGCATCAATATAAAAGCAACAAAAAAGGGACATGATTCAATCAGAATTGGCATTGATATATTGAAAAGGCACAAAATAAACTTGACAAAAAGAAGTGTAAATTTGATAAAAGAGTTTAGAAATTACAAATGGATAAAAGACAAAAATAACCAGATCACAAACAAGCCTGTTGACAATTGGAATCATGGAATTGATGCAGTGAGATATGTTGCATTGAACAAATTAATGGTGTCTTATTCTGGAAAGTATTATATTGCTTAGACAAAAATTAAATATTTATATTTATAAAAAATGAAGAAATTGAAATTAAGTGTTCCAAACAATTGGAAAGATGTCACAATCCAACAATACCAAAGATTTATGGAATTGATTGAATCGGACAAGAGTAACGAAAAGAAGATGATTGGTAGTGTTTCAATCTTTTGTAATATAAACACAAAGGAAACGAAACAAATTGGTTTAAAAGACTTAAAACGCATTTATAGTATAATCATTAAAATGATTGACACAGAACACACAGAACAACAAATTGAAAAAAATATCATGTTTAACAAAAGAAAATATGCAATTATTCCAAACTTATCAAACATGACCACAGGTGAATTTGTTGACCTTGAAACATACTGTGAAGATGATATGATGAAAAACTTGCACAAAGTGATGGCAATACTATATAGACCAATAATTGATGATGTTGATAGGTTTGAAAGATACACAATTGAACCATACTCACCAACACCAGAAAATGATGAATTGTTCTTATCCTTTCCAATGCACAATGTTCTTGGTGTGTTAAGTTTTTTTTTTGCTTTAGGCGAACCACTTTCAAGAGATTTCAACAAATATTTGGCAAAACTCAAGTAGTTCAAAATGAGGGCAAACCAAATGAAAGGAGAGTGACAACAGAAACAAGGTATCAAGAAAAATGGAAATGGTATCCAATAATATATGAATTAGCAAATGGCAATATTTTAAACATGGACAAAGTAACTGAATTGAAATTGTATCAAGCATTGACATTCTTGTCTTATAAACAAGACAAATTCATTCTTGAAAAAAAACAATCTAACCCAAATCAAATTGCATAATGGCTAATATATACAACTCAAAAAACAACATCACATTCAGAAACATTGTTGATACATTCAGAACAATTGCACAAAATCACTTGCAATTGCAATCATTTAATTCTGGTCAACTTGATAATGTGGATATTGAAAAACTTGATTCAATAAGATTTCCATTGTTATATGCAGAACCACAACCTGCAACAGTTGACATTGGAACATTGACATACACATTTGACATTATAGTTGCAGACAGAATCATTGAAAACAATGAAGGACTTGACACAGGAACAATTGCAAATCAATATCAAAGTATTTATTCTAATGCAGTTGATGATGCGTATTCAAATACATTACAAATCATGAAAGATGTGATTGCAGAATTCAGACAAGCAACACAATCAACATCATGGGCAGACAGTAGAACAGACATTGTTTTACCTATAACATTGACACCATTCAATGCAAGGTTTTCAAACATGTTGTGTGGTTGGTCTGGTTCATTTTCAATTGTAGTTAATAACGACAACAATCTTTGCATTGTTCCAATAACACCTAATTCATAATGGCATTTGAAAATTCAATCAGAGTGATGCAGGGGTTTGCAAAAAAACAAATAGCAGACACAAAAAAAAAGGCAAAAGGTTCAAGCCTTGCAGATGAAATCACTTCAACTGTTCTTGGTAGTTTTGACAAAAAATTAAAACTTACATTCACAATGCCACTTGCACTTGCCTTTGTGGATATGGGTGTGAAAGGAACAGGGCAAAAATTCAAGAATGGCAAACCATTAAAAATGAAAACACAATTGCAAGGTCAACAAAGTGCCTTTGCAAAGTCAATATTTGGTTTCAATAAAACACCTTCATTCTCTGGAAACTTTAAGATGATCAATCCAAGTGCAATTGATAGGTGGACAGTTCAAAAATTACCAGAAGAAACAAGAGATGCAAAAGGTCGGTTTGTTTCAAGACAGAGTTTGAAAATGGCAATTGCAATTGCTATATATAGACAAGGACTTGGACAAGGTGGTTCATATAATTCTATTGCAGGAACGGGTTTCTTTTCAATAACACTTAAAAAAAACATCAAAGAGTTGACAATCAATCTTGGAAAGTCTTATGCAAAAGACCTTGTTGAGAATTTAAAAACAGAAGATTATTTCGTTTAATTATGGCACTATCAATCATTCAAATACCACCACAAGAAACTGTTACACTTACAGGAACACAAACAGAAGATTCACCCTTGCCAATAAATTGGAAACCGATTGCACCCATAGTTGTCAAGCAATCATCAGATATTTCATCATGGTTTAAATTTAGGTTTATTTTAAGAATTTATGCAAATGCGGTGGTTGATGCAAATATACTTGCAACACTTAGACAGTCACCAAACATGTTTTCAACAACCACAAATTCCAATGCTATTTTTGATTTAAGGAGTATTGTGAACACTCAATTACAAGCAACTTTCAAAAACTCAAATGCAACCTCAAAAGAGATTCACAAAATCGGAGTGAATGCACCTGCAACATTGTTTTCATTAAATGACAATACAATCAGAACCATTGTTGTCAAAGCAACCTATGAGTATGCAACAACATCAGAATCCGCACCAATTGAACAAACTAGTTCACCTGTCACTTTGTCCATGTATTTTTCGCTTTCATCATTTGGAACATTTGAATATTCATCAATAACAAACCCACTTGTTTCATATTACAATGGTTCATCAATCACATCATTGGCTTTTTCTGACCTTACAGAAACATTCAATGACACTAGACATCAAAACAAAGAAATTGGTGGTGGTGCAATCTTAAATGGTCGCATCAATTATCTAAATTCATTAACCGATTATCACATACTAGGTTTCATGAACAAGAGTGGTTGGGGTTCTGATATTACAAAAATGATAGTCACATATTTTGACAAAGATGGTTTGCAACTAAGCACAACAACAATCAGTCAAAACGCAACAAATGGTGGACAAGTTCCGACATCAGCAACCATTGATTCTGAATTTTTACTTTTTGCAGGTGTTGGAACTGGGAACCTTGAAAATCAAACAATTGACACAGATGCAAACCCATCTGACAGTGCAAATGTGGGGTGGTCATATTATACAATTGTATTTAAAAACAGTGCGTTTGCATTTAAAAGTGTAACTTATTATTTTGTGAAAGATTTTGTTGGAAATGAAAATTGCAAAGGAGCCAATATTGTTAGGCTTGGTTGGTCAAACAGTGTTGGTGGTTGGGATTATTTCAATTTCAATGCAGGACAAACACAGACAATTGCAAGTGACAGAATGAATTACAGTGAATTGATTGGTTCTGAATCATTAGATTCTGGAAATTCATTTGACTATCAAAATTGGCAAGGCGGAACAAGAACATACAACACCACATCAAAATTGAAATCAACATTAACAACTCAATTTATCACACAAGAAGAAAGTGTGTTTTTGGAAAGTTTGTTTCAATCAAACAATGTGATGATAATTGAATCTGGTTCTGTTGTTCCTGTTTCACAATCGGTTATCATTTCAAACAAATCATTTGTGATGAAAGAAAAAGGAAAGGATAGGTTGCAAATTCAATATACATTTGAAATTGAATATTCAAATTCATTAAATAATAATAACTAATGGCACAGACAATCAGACTTGTTGCATATAGAAATGGAGTTTCGTATCCTTTGGACTTATTAAGTTTCCCAAATATATCATTGAATTTTAACTTCACTGACATCAAAGATCCTGCCTCCAAACAATCAAGTTATTCACAAACATTCAAGTTGCCTTTCACAGACAATAACAATGCATATTTTCAAGATTGGAATAATGCGAATACTATATATATAGAAAATGGGTTTTCAACAATAACAGAAAACAATGCATCATTGTTTGTTAATGATGTCAAACAATTCACAGGTTTCTTGCAATTAAAAGGTAGTTTCAATAAATCAAAACATTATGATGTCATATTGTTGAGTAGTGTTGCAAACTTGTTCAGCGCGTTAGGTCAAAAGACATTAAGTTCAGCATTTGCAGGATACACAGATTTGAACCATGTTTTCAACACAAGCACAATTCAAGCATCATGGAACAACACAATGGGTGCAAATTTTGATGATACAGTTGCAGACTGTTCAAAAATAGTGTATCCAATCACATCAGCATCAGCACCAATGATCTGGCAAGAAAATGACTATTTAAACAATTCAACTTTGACTGAAGAATTTGAATACGAACTTGAAGATGGTTCAATTGATTCTTTCCTAATGGCACCAACAAACTCTTTGAAGTTAACGGAACAAAAACCTGCAATTCAAATTAGAACACTTTTGGAAAGAATGTTCATCACAAATGGATATACATGGACATCAAACTTTTTTGATTCTGTTTATTTTAGGAAATTATACATGACCACTTGCAACCACTTAGAGGGACAAGGTTCATCACCATCAATAGTTTCAACAGAAGTTGGTTCAACCCCATCATGGGGACAATTTGGATATACAGACATGAGGGCAATGTTTTTTAATCAATCTGCATATCTGAGCAATCCTTTGGCAGGAACACCCATGTTGAGAGCAATTGAAACATCAACACAAACATATCAAAATTTAACTTGGAATGATGGTTCATTAAGTCTAGAACCACCACAACAAGCAGAGGGAAACATGGCAACAATTGTTGATGGAATGTATATAGAAGTTCAAACCACATGCACCACAAATCAACTTCAAGTTAATATCAACACAAATGTTTCAGTAGTTTGTGAACAAATCAGTGGAGATTTAGTCACACCACTAGATGATGATTCAACAACTGCAACACTTGGTGTTAACAATTGGCGGTCAAATGTTGGTGTGATTTATCAAATTGTGGGTGAAGATGGTCTTGTTTATGGTCAAAGTTCACCAACAAAAATTGTTGGCGCATCACAAGTTAATGGTGTAAACACTCTTGCAAATCAATCATCTTTTGGTGGTTTTGATAGTGTCAGAAACAACATTAATTTCAGTGATGGTTCTTCATATCCAGATGGTGACTTTCAACCATCTATTCCTTTTGTAACTAACACAAATTATGCAATACCTTCTGGAACAAAAGTGACAATCATGGCTCATGTTGTTGCGGTTAATCCTGCAACTAATGATGTCATTAACATTGGCACAGGGGGTTTTGAGGCGGTTGCAGGAAACATTGTGGTGTTGCTAGGGAAACCATCACAATATGTTGGTCAAGTGAATGATGTGGACTGTGTGACAACTATCACCATTAATGGCGCACCATCACAATATGACAATACAATGTTGCAAGATATTAATATTCAAAATTGCATTGATCCATCATTGTCACAAAAAGGACTTTTGAAAGACTTGACAGACAGGTTCAATCTAGTAATCAAAACAAATGAGGAAGATTCAAGCAATTTGATTATTGAACCCATGAATGACTTTTTGTCAACAAATAGTTCAATAAAATTATGGACAGACAAATTGGACACATCAAAAGAAATAATCAATGAACCGACAACATCAATGCGTTTCAAAGAAATTCATTTGTCAGATTTGCCAGATGTTGATTTCATGAACAAATTTGTCAATGATTTCAATTCATCAAACAGTCCACATGGTCGGTTTGATATGATTTATAATTCAAGCAATTACAATTCTGGAAAGACATTAAAAAATGAATCTATCTTTTCACCTTACATTGTTGAAGAAACACCTATTTCTTTGACTTCATCAGATGTTGATTTATCAGCAGAAAGAATCTTGGTTCATAGAGGATACAGTTATGATGATGATGGAAACTTGACCTTTCCTGCAACAAAACCAAAATTGTTCTATTATGGTGGTAGACCTGTTGAATTGCCTGTTCCAAATAATAGTGATTATAATATCTATTTTCATTTTGGAATTGCATCACTTGTTGGTGTGAATGAATATCCACTTTGTAGTGCGTTTAATATTGACAGGTCATTGACAGAACCAAGTGGAACAACTGGTATGAACGCAAACACCAAAGCATTGAGGTGGGGACAATCATTCAATTTTGGTTCTGGAAACATTCCATTTGGATATTCTTCATCATTATCAAACACATTTTTCAATCTATACTGGGCAAACTATATTTCACAATTATACAATACATCATCAAGAATTATGATTGCTTATTTCATGCTTGATGAAATTGATATTTCACAATTTGAATTTAATGATTCAATCTTTGTGAAAGATGCGTTTTGGAGGGTTATATCAATCCAAAATTATCAAGCAGGAATCGGTGCAAGTGTGAAAGTTAAACTTGTGAAAATTATTGATGCAGTCAGTCAATTGAATGATGATGTTGGTTGCAACTATTATCCATCTGGAGGCTATTATGGAAACACAGACACAGTGATTTGGATTGATGCAAATGACAACATAACGGAAACTTTCTTAGTTCCTGCAGAATGTTGCATTGCGTTTGGATATTCATATACTGAATTTGGTGGAAATGCAATTTGTAACAATCCAATTATTGATGGCACCAACTCAGATGGCAATACAAGTGGTTTCGTTGAGGGATAAATATATTTATTATGGCAATTAGAAAAAAATTAACAAGTGGCGAAATTTTAAAAATCACCAAACAACAAGGTGGTCAAAATAACAATGGAAAGTTTCAGTCATCATTTGGAAACTCTGTCAATCAACAAGCAAGACTTCCACAGGTTGAAAGTAGTTTGACAACCCAAACTTCCACTTTCACACCAAACACCCAAACACCACCAATCTATTCAGAAACACAGTCTGTTTCTATGTTTGGCAGAACAACAAAAACAAGTTCTAATGTGTTAAGGGTTGGAAATAGTTCTTTAAATTATTACTATGCACCAAAATTCACTGGTTGTTTTTCTATTAAATTAGAAACACAAGGAATCATTGTTGGTGGAACAGATGGTGGAATTGGAAATTGTTTCAAAATAGATTCAGAAACATTGTTCAAGATCACTGAATCTGGTGTCACTCAAATTGGATCTGCAGGTGGTGTTCATGTGACAAGGTTTTCAGATTCTAATGTTGGAACACCCTCTGTTTATATTAATTACAATGACACATCATCAACATCAGCCAAAAGAACAACCGCAGAAAGTGTTGGTTTGCTTATAAAAAACACAGGGGAAAGAATCACAGAATGGACATCACAAGTCACTTTTGTATTAAATGAACATAGACTTCATCAAGGTGGTGAAAGCGGTGGGGCATTGTGGCAGAATGGTTCACCTTTATTGTTTCAAAATTACGATCAATTACTATGGAATTAAAAAAATATATCAACGCAATGGGTTTGTCAATGATGGCACAACTCAAAGCAATCAATGAATTTGAATTGCATGGTCAAAAAGAATACATGTTCTTGTATGGTCACAATGAAAGACACACAAGTTTAAAACGAATGTTTAATGAAATTAAAAGACTATTATGGCTGAAGAAGTAGATGTTAATATTAATGTAAAAGGCGCAGAGAAAGGAAAGAAAGAAGTTGACAAACTTGCTGAGGCTATTAAGAAAGCAAAAAAAGAGGAGGCAGATCTTAAAAAAGAACAAGGTGAATTGATTGATTCATTTGGTGCATTTGGAATGACAGTCGGTGGTTTAAAGAAAAATTTCAAAGCGGTGATGACTGCATCAAAATTGATGTTCACATCAATAAGGGTTGGACTTATAGCAACAGGAATTGGTGCATTTGTTGTGATTGTTGGAACTTTGATTTCTTCTTTCACAAGCACACAGAAAGGTGCTGAAAAACTTGAAATCATAATGACCAAAATTGGTGCAACATTTAGTGTTCTAAAAGACCGAATGTCTGCATTTGGTGGTGGTTTAATCAAGTTATTCACAGGCAAAGGCAAAGAGGGTTTGCAAGACATGAAAGATTCTTTCAAAGGGATAGGTGATGAAATATCTAATGATGTCAAATTAATGAGTGATTTAACTAAATCTGCAATTGCACTTAGAAAAGCGGAAAGGGAAATCAATCTGGAAACTGCACAAAGGAGAGCAGAAGTGGAACAATTGAAGTTGATTGCAGAGGATCAAAGCAAAGCAACAGAAGAAAGGTTGATTGCATCAGAAAGAGCATTTGAAATTGAAAATGACCTTTTGGCAAAAAGGGTTGCAAATGCAGAAGAAAGTGTGCGGATACAAGTTGAAGAAATGGCATTGTCAGAAAACCTAGAAGAAGACAAAGAAAAATTGACAGAACTTGAAATTGCTCTTGCAAATATCAAACAAGAATCATTCACAAAACAAATTGAATTAAACAACAAAATCAATTCAATTAGAAAAGAGGCGGTCACAAAATTAGACCAAGAAAAACAAGCAATTGAAAACTCAAGAATTGCCGAAGAAAAAAAGGCAGATGCATTGCAAAAAATTGCAGATGACAAAGCAATCAAAGACCAAGAAATTGCGGTGACAGAACTTGAACTTTTGAGAATCTCAAATCTTTCAAAACATGAACTTGAACTTGACCAAGCAAAAACACAATATGATGCACTTCTTGTTTTAGCAGAAAAATATGGACAAGACACTGCAAAACTCACTGAAAAATATGATGCACAAGTTCTTGGAATAAACAAAACTTATGCAAAGAAAGAAGAAAATGTTGAAAAACTTACACAAGAATCAAAAGAAAAAATGGTTCAAGATGGTCTTGGTGCAATCACGGGACTACTTGGTGAAAATTCAAAAATTGGGAAAGGAATTGCAGTTGCAAACGCAATCCGAAACACATATCTTGGTGTGACAAATGCACTTGCAAATGTCCCTGCACCATTCAATTTTGTAGTTGCAGGGACAACCATGTTGCAAGGAATGGGTGCAGTGAAAAACATTCTAAAAACAGCAGATGACACAACAACACCACCATCACCAGACAGTGGTGGAAATACACCACCACCACCAGAGAACACAAGTGGTTTGGTTGGAACACTTCAAAACATGATACCAAATCAATTGACAGAAACATTTGCAGATGGTGGTGACACACCACCAATTCAAGCATATGTGGTTGAAAACGAAATCACCAATGCACAAACACTGCAACAGGAAGTTGAAATGCAAACAACATTATAAACAAATAGCACATTAATATATTTATAAAAAACAATATAAATGAAAACACCAAAAATCATAGAATTAATAATTGATGAAACAGAGGAAATCTTTGGAATTCAAGCAATTTCACTTGTTCAAGAACCTGCAATTCAAAGAGGGTTTGTGGCATTAAATAAAGACAATTTTCTTTCATTGGCAAAACTAGATGATGAAAAAAAGATTTTGATTGGTGTTGCACTTATTCCAGACAAAAAAATTGCCAGATATAATTCTGAAACTGGTGAAGATTACATGGTTTACTTTTCAAAAGAAACAATTGAAAAGGCACAAGAATTGTTCATGAAAGGATTAAAAAACAACAACGCAACAATACAACATGAAAATGAAGTTGATGGTGTGAGTGTGATTGAAACATGGATAAAAGAAGATAAGAATGACAAGTCAAATTTATATGGTTTTTCTGACATTCCAATTGGCTCATGGTTTATTAAGATGAAAATTGACAATGATGATGTGTGGAAACAAGTGAAAAGTGGTGATATAAAAGGATATTCAATTGAAGGTTATTTTGTTGATTCCATTGAACAAATGCAAAAAACGGACATCTTAGATCTTGCAGAAGAATGTGTTGATTGTGGACAAGCTGAGGTGCTAGAAGAAATCAAGTCTGTGTTGTTAGATGCAGAATTGACACCAGACAAAACACTTGATGGAACACCAATATACAAAGATATTGAAAAGGCAGAATTGTATGGACAATTATTCTTTGACTGTATTGGTTCACATCAACATGACATTGATGGTTCTGTGTATTATATGGGTTGCAAATCTCATGAAGAAATCATGAAAAGAAGAAAGAAAAAAGTTCAATATAAAAGTGCAAAATATAAAACAAAATATGCAACAAAAGACCTTGCATCTTATGATTGGGATAAGTGTATCTCTGACCAGATGGCAGAATATGGTTCAAGAGAGATTGCAGAAAAGGTGTGTGGTTCTATCAAAAATAAATAACGAAAATAAACAAATCATCAATAATAATATATATAAAAAATAAAAACGCAATTATGAGTTCAATTAAAAAAATTCAAGAACTTTTGAAGTTCAGCAAAAAAAAATCATACAGAATCAATATGTATGCAGAAGCAATCTTAGATGATGCAAGAGTTATTGCAACTGATTCTGATGCCTTTGATGTTGGTGCAGAAGTGTATGTCATCAATGATGCAGGTGAAGTTGAAAACTTACCAGAAAATATATATACACTACAAGATGGAACAAAATTGCGTATTGATGCAGAATCAAAGATTGCAGGATATGGTGAAGAAGATGCAGTTGTTGAAGAAGAAGTGAAAGAAGAAGTTGTTGAAGAACTTGCAGTTGTTGAGGACTGGGAGGGAATGGAAAAAAGAATACAAAATCTTGAAGATGCAGTTGCAGACCTTAAAAAAGAAAAAGATGGTGGTGACAATGAAGTTGAAATGTCAACTGATGTTATGGGTGAGATGTTGACTAAGATCAACGACCTTGAAACAAAACTTTCAGCAATAGAAGAAACACCCTCAAGTGATGGTTTAAATGTTAGACCAAACGAATCAAGAGAACCAAGAATGAACCTATCAAAGATGTCAACAAAAGAACGAGTTGCATATCACATTAGAAATTTAAATAAATAAAAAAACTATCAAAATGGCAAAAAATTATAATTTGAAAAAATACAACTTTGCAGACACTATCACATCAAACTTTGTGGGAACTGAGGCAGAGGGTTATATAAGTGCAAGTATCCTTTCTGGAACAACACTTGCAGAGGGAAATATCACATTGTTAAATAATGTTAGATACAAAACTAATGTGCGAAAGATTGCAGTTCCTACAAGTGGAAATGTAATGATTGATGCAGGTTGTGACTTTAGCACTGCAACAGACATGTCATATACAGAGGCAGTCTTAGAACCAAAATTATTAGCAGTAAATTTAGAACTTTGCAAGAAAGACTTTATTCCAACATGGGAGGGTTTAAACATGACTGCAGGTCTTGATGGCAGATTGCCAATATCTTTCACTGATTACTTAATTGGTGTAACTGCAGAACAAGTTGCAGGTGAGATTGAAACAAACATCTGGAATGGTGCAATCGGTGCAGGTTCTTTTGCAGGAATGAAAGTAAATCTATTAGCAGATGCAGATGTTGTTGATGTTACAGGAACAACAGTAAACGCAGGAAATGTTGTTGCAGAAATGCAAAAAGTTCTTGATGCTTTACCAAATACAGTATATGGAAAAGAAGATTTAAGATTGTATGTTCCAACATCAATTTGGAAATTCTACATTCAAGCACAAGCAACACTTGGTTTTGCTCAAACATACAACATGGGTAGTGAGTTTGCTTTATCTTTCAATGGAGTGACACTTGCTCATGCGCCTGGAATGGCAGATGACACAATGATTTGTGCAAGAATATCAAATCTATTCTTTGGAACAAGTGGTTCAACAAGTGAAGTGCGAGTTCTTGACATGACTGACCAAGACATGAGTGACAATGTGAGAATTGGAATGAGATTCAGTGCAGGTGTTCAACATGGGTTTGGTTCTGACATTGTTCTTTACTCATAATAAATGAATTTTAAAGGGTGGCTTTATGTCACCCTTTTAACACTTTAATACATAAGAATGGCTAAAAATAAAAAATACAATTTTGCGTGTGCAGTTAATGATGGCAGGTTATTGGATTGCAAAGATGCAATTGGTGGAATACAAACAATATATTTGAATGTATATGATGCAGACTTGCTTTCAAAATTATCATTTGGTTCTGCCTCTTTGGTTAATCAAATCACAGACATAACATCAACACCAGATGTTGCAACTTTTAAATTTGATTTGCGACCTAATACAAGTTCATACACTGCAAACATGACCTCTGACCCTGTTCAAGGCACAACATATTATGAACAAGTTCTTGAAGTAGTATTGCAAAAGATACACCCAGAGGACTTGCATCATTTAGATACAATACTAAAGGGCAGAGTTCAAGCATGGGTTCTTGATGCAAATGACAATGTGTTCTTATTAGGCACAAGATTTGGTCTTGATGTGACTGCAGGTGCAATGTCAACTGGAACTGCAAAGGCAGACATGAGTGGTTTTACATTAACATTCACAGGTCAAGAGACTGAGAACTATGAAGTGTTTCCAAGTGCAGGAGTTGGAACAACAAATTATCCATTTGATGGATTGACAACAAATGAAAATATCACAATTACTGCAGGAACTTATTAAGAAATATCAGTTTTCTATTTTTGTGAAAGAAGGCAATCAAATATGGTTGCCTTTTTTTTTATAAACAAAACAAGTATATTTATATTTATAAAAAACAATCACATGTTAATACTAAAAGAAGAACACAAAAACACTATAATTAAACCAATGAGATATGCTCTTGGAAAGATGAACCAACATCAATTGCAATATGTCAAAGAAAGGTATGGAAACAAGTATTTTGAAACACCAAAAAAAGCAAAGAAAGATGTGGGAACTAAAAAAGGAATATGAGGGTTTGATAATTGTTGGAGATTTCAATTTGTTAAATGACAATGAAATGAAAACAATAAATGATTCTGCACCAGACTTTTTGAATAAATATTTTTTAAAAAAATGATTCAAGGAATTCAAAAAAATAACAGTAATAACTTAAACACAATTGTTCTCAATTTGTATGATGTTGCGGTTGGTGTTGGTTCTGAACCAAAATTGAAATATAATCCATTGATTACTCTTAGAAGTCAATCAACAAACATGACAAAGACATTTATATCATTAGCATTTGATGTGACAAACAAAGAAAGATATGTGATTTTGTATTATGTATTGAATAAAGATGCTAATGAAACACAATCACCACAAAGTGGATTGATATATTTGGGTGATGACCTCTTTCCGTATGGTTTTTTTGACATAACAATTTATGAAAATTCTAATGCAACCAATTTGTCAACAGGAAATGCAGGTTCTTCATTGCCTATATTATATAAAGGAATGTTTAATTTAAGAAAATATGAATACACAACAGAAAGTGCAGTGCGTTTCAGAGAACCTGCACCTTATAATCAATTGACACCAACATCACCAACACACATTACAAATGAACAAGTATAATAAAAAAGAAAAGAAATTCAACATGTCTGTTGTGGACTTAGCACACTATAATATTCCACACATTGGTGAAAATAGCACAAAGAATTATGTGACTTTTGGTCTTGACAATTTATATCCACAATATTTGATTGAGTTGTTCACGGGTTCTGGAATCAATAGTGCAATCATTAAGGGTGTTTCATCAATGGTTGCAGGGGATCAACAAGGCACAATGCAAGGTCTTGATGTAGTTGACAAAGATGAACTTGAGGGTTCATTGAAAGAACAATATTTGTTATTAAATAAGTTATTGAAAAGGGGTGACAGAAACACAATCAAGAATCTGTCTTTTGATTTGAAACTCTTTGGTTCATGTTATATCAATATTATATGGAACAAGACAAAAACTGCAATTGCAGAAATTAAACACACACCTGCACAATACATCAGAAGTGGAAAGGTGAATTCATTTGGTGAGGTCACAGAATATCACTATTCATTTGACTGGGCAAACACATCAAAGAACAAACCAAGAATCATCAAGGCATTTAATCCAGATGACAGAACGGAATCATCACAACTTATGCAGGTGAAAGAATACAATCCACAATCATTTTATTATGGCATACCAGACTACATTGGCGGAACTGATTATATAAGACTTGATATGTCTATTGCAGAACTACACCTTGCCAATGTTGACAACAATTTCTTTGGTAGTGCAATGATTTCATTCAACAATGGAATTCCAACAGATGAAGAAAGACAAGAAGTTGAAAACAAAATCAATCAAAAATTCAGTGGTTCTGGTAATAGTGGAAAGTTAGTCATCACATTTAATGATGGGAAAGAAACTGCACCAGAAATCACACCACTGAACACAGGTGACAATGATGACAAATATCAATTCTTATCATCAGAAGTTTCAAGAAAAATTCTGACTGCACACAGAATTGTATCCCCACTCCTTTTTGGAATCAAGTCAGATTCTGGTTTTGGTTCAAACAATGCAGATGAATTGCGTGATGCTTATTCATTACTAAATTCAATAGTCATCAAACCACTACAATCCACACTCTTGGAATCATTAGATACACTATTCAGAATCAATGGAATTGTTGATTTATCAATATATTTCAAAACTCTGCAACCTGCCGATTTCATCAATCTTGATGAAGTTGATGCAATAGATGAACAAGATGCAGGTGTTGACATTGGTGAAATTTCAGAAGATATACCAACAGAAGAAACAGAAGAAACCATTGAACCATCAAATGATGTGGTTGAAAGTGATGAAATTGAAATTGTGCAAGATGTTGAGGCATCATATAATGGTGCGCAAATTAGTAGTGCAATTGACATTGTTGCAAAAGTCCAAGAGGGAATTTTGACCAAAGACCAAGCAATTGTGTTCTTGATTCAGTTCTTGCAGTTACCACCAGAGGTTGCACAAAGGTTCTTTGCAGACACAGAAGTTTCGTCAAAACCATTAGTTGAAAATTTGAAAGATATATTGCGAAATCTTAAAAAAAAAAAGATAAGCAATAGTGTTGCACAATTCAAAAGTGAGAATGAAAGTCCTGTTTCACTTGAATATTTTGACAAAGTGGGTTTCACTCTTGACAAAGATGAATGGTTTGAGGCACATGTTGAAACTATTGATGACAACCAAGTTGACAAAAACTATCATGAATTTGCCTATGCACCTGCAGGAACACCAAACGCAATATCAAAAGCATCAGACATTGGAATGTTCAGATTGTTATACAGATACTCTCAAACACTATCAATCAACAACAAGACAGGCAAGGTGTCAAGCAGAGAATTTTGTCAAAAGATGGTTGCAAAATCTGTATCTGGCACACTTTACAACCTTGAAGATTTAGAAAAGGCATCAACAAAGGCAGTCAACAAAGGGTTTGGTGCAGGTGGTTCAAATACTTATTCTATTCAATTGTATGGTGGAGGTGCGAATTGCAGACATAAATGGGAAAGGGTTTGGTATTTTAGGAGGCAAGTTCCTAAAGGGCAAACCTTTGTTGGTGATGGTGGTGAGATATACACAGAGGGTGAGTATCTACCAAATGGAACATTAAACAATTTTAAACTTGTATCACAACAATTTGCGAATGGCAAAGTTCCAATGCCAGATGACAAGCAAATGAGAACACCATCATGGAATCAAAAGAATCATGGTTTTATAAAACCAAGAAAAGAAAAACAAAAAAGTTCAAACACTAAAGTAGGATAATTATGCCAAATTCAGTTTACAATCTTTTAATCAGTGCAGAAACACTGAAACTTACAACAACAATCAGTCAGAATGTTGATGACAATTTGATTCACCCTGTCATCATGGTTGCACAAGATCAATATATTCAACCCATTCTTGGAACAGACTTGTTCAAATACTTGACAGATAATGTGTCCACTGGTTTCATAACTGGTGATTATAAGGTTTTATTAAATGATTATATTCAAAAACCATTGTGTTTTTGGTCACTCATGACATTGTATCCTGTCCTTAAATACAGAGCGGTGAACCATAGTGTTGTGTCTATGAACAATGAGCAAGGACAGACTGCATCTTATGATGAGTTAAAACCTTTGATGTCAAGTGCAGAAGATACTGCACAATTTTACACAGAAAGATTGATTGATTATTTAAGAAAAAATGCATCATCATTCAGTCAGTATCAAACAAACACAGACAATCAACTTGGTGCAACAACTAGAAATTATTATTCTGGATTGAATATGGACAGAAACACAATGCCAAATGAAAGATTGAAAAACATTCTAGTCATGAAAGGATATAATATATGTTGAGGGGAAAATATAAAAGTTCAAAGAACAACTTTGAAAAATTAAAAAAATACATTAAAAAAATAAAGAATGGCAAATTACAGATTGACAGACAAAAGCGAACTTGCTGAACAACTAGCAAAAGATGACCTTTTGATGGTGGTGGACAAAAGTGATTTGTCTGGTTCAGCAGAGGGAACAAGCAAAAAAATTGAGGCTCAATATATAATAACAACAGATAAAGTTACATTGACTAATGCTGATGTATTAGCTTTAGACACTACACCAATCACTTTAGTGCCAATAAAAACTGGATACATGGTCACTCCCATAAGTGTGACTGTTTTATGCAAGTATGCTTCACCAACAGAAACAACAAGAAAAGATTTATTATTTGGTTTTGATGAATCAAGTGATTTTTTTTATTGGGCAAAAGTTGATTCTACTATGGACACATTAACTTTTAATGGAACATACATTATACAAGGGCGAGGTGAACCAAGAACTGTATCTTATGATGCAACTATATTAAATAAACCTTTTAAGGTATGGGCTGAAGGAACTGGTTTTAATGGTGGTTGGTCTTGTGATATTTATGTAACTTATGCTTATACAAAAATATTATAATGGAAAAGTTAGAGTATTTTAATTGTTTTTTATGTGGCAACCTTTTAACTGTAGGTATGATACCAATGGAAACATTAACAGAAACCATCATTTTAGGACTTGTAGGGGGTTTTGTTGCTATGTTAAGCAAAGACCTATATCAATGGATTAAAAACCTCTTAAAGCGCTTAAAGTGAAATTGTCCAAAAACTTTTATTTAAGTGAGTTTACAAAGAGTTCAACTGCAAAAAGACTTGGAATTGAAAATGAACCAGACATCAGTCATGTTTTCAACATCAAACAATTGGTTGATAATCTATTGCAACCAATAAGAAACAAAATTGGTGCAATCAGAATTACATCTGGATACAGAAATCCAGAACTTTCAGTTGCAATTGGTTCATCAGAATCAAGTCAACATTGCAAAGGACAGGCGGTTGATATGCAATATCATATTGATGGAACAATGCAGAACAAGACAATATTTGATGCAATCATTGAACATGGTGACTTTGACCAATTGATTGAAGAATTCAACTTTTCATGGATACATGTGTCATATAATATGGAAAGAAACAGAAAACAAGTGTTGAAAGCAATCAAAGAAAACAACAAAACAAAATACATTGACATCACAAACCAATTTGCATCTTTATGAGTATAGTGTCAAAACTTCTTGGTGGTGACTTTCTGAATAATGTGAACAAAATTGTTGACAATATTTCAACAAGTGATGAAGAACGCATGACTTTAAAGTCTAATTTAAAGAAAATAATATTAGATGCAGAAGCAAAACTTGAACAAGAAATCACACAAAGACACACCAATGACATGAAATCAGATTCATGGTTGTCAAAAAATGTGCGACCAATGACCTTGATCTTTTTGATTGTTTGCACTCTTTTATTAATATTTATTGATGCAGGAATGATTGAATTCAATGTGAAAAGTGAGTTTGTGACATTACTATCAACAACATTAGTCACCACAATTTCATTTTATTTTGGTTCAAGGGGGGTTGAAAAAATCAAAAGAAAGTGAAAAAAGACCACAGACTTAGATTGACAAAAACAGAACATGAACAAATTAAAAACCAAAGGAGTGACACAGATGAAGTCATTTTGTGCATCAGTGATTTGCATATTCCTTACCACCACCCCCAAGCACTAGAATATCTTCAAGCAATTAAAGACAAGTATATCAACAAAAATTCATTGATTCTGAATGTAGGTGATGAGGCAGACTTTCATGGAATCTCAATGCATGATTCTGAAACATCACTTGACACACAACACAATGAAACACTCAAAGCCAGAAAGGTATTCAAAAAACTTGAACAGATGTTTCCAAAAATGACACTTGTTCATTCCAATCATGGTTCAATGTTATACAGGAGAGGCAAGAAACATGGTATTCCAAACTATATGTTAAGAGATTACAATGAAGTGATTGGTGTTGGAAAGGGTTGGAAATGGTTTCCAGACTTTAAATATCAAATGAACAATGGTCAATGGTTGTTTATGACTCATGGAATGAAAAAAAATGGTCTTGCACTTGCCAAAGAAATGGGAATGTGCGTGATTCAAGGTCATTATCACACAACATTTGAAATCAACTATACATCTTCACCTTTGTCACTATCTTGGAACATGGCAGTGGGGTGTCTTTTAGATGACAAAAGTCTTGCGTTTGCATACAACAAGGTGAATTCAACAAGAGTGATTCTTGGTTGTGGCATTATCATAAACGGACAACCAAAACTTTTGCCAATGTTACTCAAAAAGGGGGGTGAATGGAATGGTGTTGTCTATTAATTGCAGAAAACCTCTATCTGTTGAATTAAAATATTTTTATTATTTATAAAGTTTTATTGATATATTCAAAATATTGTGTATATTAGTAAAATAATTAATAATTTAAAAAATGAAAATAGAACTAACACCAAATGAAAACATCACTTTGAGATTCTCATTAATAGAAAACAAAGTGCGAACAGAACACAGAATCAAGGAAACCACTGATGAACTCAATGCGTCAAAAAACATCACAGAAGTTGGTGAAACAACATTGCGTTTGCAAGTGATGAAAGAAAAACTTGATTCAATTAAAAACTTATTAAATAAATTATAATGAATTTAGAACAAAACATTCAAAAGTTTTTAGATCGTGCCTTGTTTGAGGTTCAGAATAATATGCTACACAATGAACAAGTTTCTGATTGTTGTTGTAGCAAAGTAATATCAGAAACAGACATCTGTTCAAAATGCAAAGAACATTGTCAAATAATAAACATATAATTATGAACAAATATAAATTAGTTGAAAAAATTGCACAAAATTGGTGCAAAAAAAAATCAAAAAAAGAATTAGAAAATGAATTAATACAATTATTAATTTTGTTGCCAGATAGCGACATTAAAGATATTTGTCAATCTATTTAAAATATTAAATTATGAAAGAACTTGATAATATAAACAAAATCACTAATGACTTTTTTGACTATATAGACAAAGGCATGACACAACACACTTGGACAATTCAAGGGAAAGGATATTTGAGTGCAGAATCACAACTTTTGAAATATGGTGACATCACATTTTATGGAACAGAAAGGGAACTTGATGACTATTTGATTAAATTGACCAAAGATGAAAGTTTCTTCAAAGTGATAGGAATACACAAAGATTTAAAATAATGACATTAGAGTTTGTAAAAATAGGCAAAGAATACAAGTCTGCACATGGTGGTGTTTGGTTTCACATATATTTCAAAGATGACAAAAAATCATACAGAACTGCACTATATAAAAATATGCGTAATTTTAAGAACTGGAAACTGATTATTGAAAATGCACAAAGAGGTGATTTGATTCATAACTTGAAATTCAAAACATACAAAGGAAAGAACATTGTTGATGCAGATTCATATCCAAAAATGATGACACTTGATGAATACAATGATATTTTAGAAACATTAAAATTAGATTATTATGCAAATTAACAACATGAAAGACACCAAAGAGTTGTCAAAAGACATTCAGATTGAGATGTTGAAAAACAACTTGAACAAACAAGACATGCAAAAGAGATTGTTTGTATCTTATCCAACAATGCTCAAAAAAATAGAACAACCACATTCAATGACTTTGACTGAATTCACAAAAATGTGTGTGGTGTTGAAAATTTCAGTCAATGAATTACTCATTAAAAAAAAATAGAAAATGAAAGAAAACAAAAATGATATATTAAATAGATTATATATAGAAAACAACTTGACATCAGAAGATGTTTTTTCACATCAACATTTTAAAATCATAACAAGAGCAGGAGTTCTAAAGATTTTAAATAATCATAACATTCAAATTGAATATGATGTTATTGTCAGCAAAGAAAACTTTGCATCTGTTAAGGCAAATGCAAAATATGGTGATAAAAAAATTGAAACATTTGGTTCTGCCTTGAAAGGTGGCACATTTAAAGATGGAAACACTAATAGTTGGTATGTGTTAGAGATGGCAGAAAAAAGAGCAATGTCCAGAGCAGTTTTGCAATTAGTTGGGTTTTCTGCATTAGGTCATTATGCAGAAGATGAAAGTGAAACATTTAAAAGAAATAATAATTAATAAATAAATAATAAAATGAAATACAAAATGAGAGGCAAAGTCCTTGACACTAAAAAAGAAACCATTGAAAACAAAAAAGGTGGTGAACCTTATGAAAAAATGTTTGTCACTATTGAAGAAAGTGAAACCGATTTCACAAACAAACATCAATTTGAGTTGTTTGGCAAAGACGCAATTGAACTGCAAGAAAACCATGCAAAAGTTGGTGGTTTTGTGACAATTGAATTTTATATCAAATCAAACCAATGGAAAGACAAGTTTTTTAATTCACTCAATATTGTCAATATTAGTGCAGAAGATCAAGAAACTAAATTGAACGAAGATTTACCATTTTAATCACTAACCCTTGAACCCTTGTGCAGTGCTTTAACTCTATTTTGTGTTGCATGGGGGTTCTTTTATAAATAGAGAACAATGAAACAGACATACTTTCCACATGATTCCAATGCTCGGAATGATATCAAATTAATAAAAGTTAGATCAAAACATTCATATGAGGGTTTTGGCATATATTTTGCAATATTAGAATTGCTATTTTCTGAAAACAACAGACTTTGCATTGATGACTATGAAACACTTGCATTTGGATTGCAGTGTGACAAAGATATTTTGAAAGACATCATCACCAACTATGACCTTTTTGTCATTGAAGATGATTGTTTCTATTCTAAGCGATTAAATGACACCATTGAACAAATCACATCTAAATCAACAAAAGCATCATTAAACGCAAAGAAAAGATGGTCTGGTGATGCAAACGCAATGCAAACGCATAGCAATAGTAATGCAACTGCAATGCTATTAAATGAAAGTAAATTAAAGAAAAGTAAATTAAATAAAAGTAAAAAAGATATAAATGAAAGACTTGCAGAGTTCAAGAACTCTGTTTTTTCAATAGAGGGTATTAATAAAGATATTAAAGAATCATTCATTGACTATTGGTCTGAAACAACAAAGTCAGTATCAAACCCAAAAATGAGATGGGAAACTGAAAAAACATGGTCATTGAATCTTAGAATCAAAAGATGGGTTTCAACACAAAAACAATTTCAAAAGAAAAGTGATGGCATTACCTTTCCAGATTACTTTGATGTTCATTTTGCAAAGAGAATTGAACAAGACCAAAACAAAACAAGACAATATCACACACATCTTGAAAGTATTGGATATATAAAACAAGTTAATTCATGGAATGGTTCATCTAAATGGATTAAAAAATGAAAGAATACACACTGCAAAAGGCAATTGTTTCTTATATTAAATTACAATATCCTAAAGTGTTGTATTGTGCAAGTGCAGGAGGCATGAGAACATCAATATCAGTTGCAAAACGCATGAAATATAGTGGATATGTCAAAGGGTTTCCAGATCTTGCAATCTTTGAGGTCAACAAATACAATGGTTTATTCTTAGAAATAAAGACTGAAAAAGGCAGACCAACAAAAGAGCAACTTTGGTGGCGAGATGAACTGAATAAAAGAAACTATGTTGCAGAAATTGTGTATGGATATGTTGAGGCAACAGAATTGATTGACAAATACATTCAAAAAAAGATTAAATGAAAACAAAAATGACTTTTTTTAATAGCAGAAAAGAAAGATTGTTTCATGACTATCATGATACTAACAATCTATTGTTCAAAATAATCTATTTGCATGATAATCAATTGATTGAAAAAAACTATATATTTAGAAATCTAAAAAAAGACAATAAGATTGAAAAATATATTTATAAAAAAATAAATGAAACACAAAACATTGTTGAATTTGAAACAGATCATTTGTCAAAAACTGAATACGACCTTTGCAAGTTGTGTGGTGTTCCAAACATTATCCAATGTATAAACTCAATAAATACATTGAAAAAAACTATGACAAATTGAAAGAAATTTCATCTAAAATCACAAGCAACAAAAAGAATGACACAGATGACTTGTTGCATGATACCATTATTGCTTTGTATGACAGTGACAAAACAAAAATTGAAACATTAATTGACAATAATCAACTCATTTTTTGGATTGCAAGAATCATGGTCAACCAATATCATTCAAAAACATCACCTTTTTTCAAAAAATACAGAAAATATTATCAAGACAAAGATGAAAGATTTGTTCTTAATTGTTGGAATGAATATTATATCAACAACACACCAAGCCGAGTGCATAGAATGATTGATGATGATGGTGTGAAACTCAAAATTCAACTTGAAAAGGACATTGAAAGAGTGAACAAAACATTGAAAGAGATTCATTGGTTTGATTCAGAAGTGTTCAGAATCTATTTCCAAATGGGAAAGTCTTATTCACTCAATAAAATGTCAAAAGACACAGGTATCAACAGGAACACACTCTATGCGTCAATTAAAAAAGTAAAAAAAATATTTCATGGCAAAAACTAACAAAGGACTTGGTGACACAATTGATTCCATCACCACAAAAACAGGAATAAAAGGAGCAATCAAAAAAATCTTTGGTGATTCATGTGGGTGT